GCATCGAGCATGGGGAAACTCCGCCATTCAGCGGAGCTTCGGGCAATTTGGATTTCTCGACAGACCACTATACCTTCGTGCTATTGGACCGGATAGACAAGAATCCGGAAATTCCATTACGGGACCTTTATACAAGCCTGTTCCAACAAACGCTGGGATCGCATGTCTCCGTCTATAATGCGGATTTTTACGGCAGTGTTTACCGAAACAACATGCGCGAATACATAGCGTTTCCGTAATCAATGAATATTCACAGTAAAATCTCTGAATGTGTAACGGGTTGTTACATCTTCCAGAGATTCTTAATTATCAGTCTAGTTTCTCATTAAGATCTTTGCTTTTCTAAATTCGAATCCTGATATATGTGATTGTTTTCTTTGGCGGCAAAATACAAGAAATGTAATTTTTCCTATTTTCTACTAAGCCATTGCTTATTCAAAAAATATTCTTACCTTTACTTCGAAAAAGTTTTCTCATGAGTATGAGACTGTAAAATACTGAAATTAGCACAATCTCCAAATCGTTACCCGAAACTTTTCAAAGTTTCTATAAGTATTTATTTTTCAAACAAATCCATTAATCAGACAAGAATTTATTCTAAAATATAACAGAGAAATCTATTAACCTAAATACAGTTGCAGTTCCCGGATAGCCTGTTCCACGCTCCGAACAATCACATACTTACTACCCGCCATCTCAACCTGGCGTTGGTATTCCTTTTGCTCTGCAGACTGTTTACCTGTAGATGTCTTGAACTCTAGACAAAGAGAAGCATATCCCTTTTTCGGTATCTGAAGGATTACATCGGCCACTCCACGTTTAACGCCTTGGCGCTTCATATTAGCCGCTTCTATTTTATGCCGGCTGCCACCGTTCGGGACTGCAAAAAGAAGTCGATCCGGCAAATTAGGAAAGAATAAAGGAACCTTGCTGAAAAACTCCGACTGAATCCGAGCTTCTTCGTTATCATGGTGTTGCTTTTGTTTTGGAGGGTTCTTTTTATCAGAGTAACAGTTATAGCAGATATATCCTTCTTCTGTTTTGATCACAGAAACTGTTTCCCAGCCACAGGCTATACATTTTTGCGTTTTCATATCTTAGTTTCATATAAGATATAAAGAACAGAAAGAAAGCCCTTTGGATTACCAAGGACTTTCTTAACTCACTTCTTTCGTGATATGAGCCTAATCGGAATCCATTTCTCTTCGGTACCGAACCACTCTGTACGAAAACCCTTTATCCAGAGCCCGCATTTAATTTGTAGTTTGTTTATTTTTTATTCATTGTAAATACTATTTGATTATTACTTTTGCAACCAGTTGCACTTAGCAGAGTGTAATTAGATTATCTAAGCAAAGAGATAGGTAGTCACGAACTTGAAATCATGTTGCTCATGAAAATTCTATTTAATCCACGTGTTGAGATAGATGCTTCTGCTGAAGAGATCATAAAGCTATTGTTCACAATTTTAGCGATTGCCGGCCTGTTAGCATAAAAGAGTTCGACTCGTTTTTTTAACCTTTCTCCCGGGAGAAAGGTTTTTTTCTTTTTAATCACTATATTTGCATGTGTCTATATCCATGGCCGAATGGAGAAGCTCCATCTTACAACTGGATATGTTGGTTCAAGTCCAACTGGATATGAGCTGTTGTTAAATTAAAAATCATGAAAAGTTATGAAAGAGTTCCTGTTATCAATAATAGCAGGGGTTATTTCCAATAAATTTTCAGAAACTTTCAAACCTTTTCAAAAAACAACCTCTGCAACAGTGTACACACATTCTTGGTTTCGTATAAACTTAGGCTTTATTAAGTATGATCGAATCAAGACTAAGGTTGAAGATGCTTAAATTAAGCAGGAGGAGATACTGGCAATATCTCCTCTTTTTTAGCTATAACGTTAATTCCTTGTTTTTTTATAGTACTGGGAAATTTTCTCTTTTTGCTCTTCGATTTTTAAATCGAGCTTAGCAACACGATTAACGAGCCTTTCCCGTCTGGCTTCAAATTCTTCCAGCTTGGCAACCTGTTTTGTAATTAATCTCATTCTTCCTCCTGTAGATATAGCTTCATTCCCTTTTTTGTTAGTCCCAATGTATGTGTATCATCAGCCCATTCATTAGCCACTTTTATAGAATCCGCCGGGCAGCCATAGGTTACATCGTAATTCTTATCGTACTTTTCCAATTCTGCAATTAGTTCTCCAACTGTCATAGCTTGTTATTTTTTTATAGTGTCATAATAATAATTCATGAGTTAATTAATATATTCTTCTCAAATTTGGCCTATGAATCACCTACCCCTAAATTTGTTATGAATTTTAAAATAATATCAAGATGAAATACTCCAAATTTTATTACCGGTATCGTAGTGCGATAACCGGTTTGTATGTAACTGAAAGTTACGCTAAAAAACATCCTAAAACTACTATTAGAGAAAAATACTATAAGTAGTTTGGATTTTCCTATAACGAGGCTGTTCCTAAGGGGGCAACCTCGTTTTTTAATTTTTAATTGAAACTTTTCATATACTCACAATCTCTATCACAAGAGCAATTATCATCATAGCAACTATCGTTGTGTCTGTTCCAGCAAGGGCATTGCTTATGATATGCTTCTAATCTCGCCTTATCTCGAGCTGCTTTCATTTTAGCCTTAATATGATCCGGCAATGCTTCTTGCGCTGCCGAATCGAAAGTGATGCATTTCGTTTTATCCATAATGTTCATTTCTTATTAAAATTGAATTTTCTGTTGTAGAACTTCGTCTGCATAAAACTGATCGAAACTCTTGTCGCTTATCCACCAATTGAAGCCAAATTCCGCATCGGTAAAATTGTGATTGATATATCCGGCATCAATGAGTTTTTGAATTGTTTGTACCCATTTCCTACGAACATGAGGAAACCGCTTTATATCTTTCAGCTTTTGTTTTCGGTTTGCTATCGGGCAAAGAATACAACCTATTCGCTTATATCCTTCATCGTACAAAGAACAGTGTTCTATTCCATTTCCATTCAGAAAGCCCCACACATCTCTGTCTGTCCAATGGATAATCGGAGAAACAAGAATCTTGTCCTTACCTTTAACACAAGTAACCATCTTTTCTTTATGCTCAGAAAATTGGTCGAAGTTCCCGCTGAATTTACGGCCGCTAATCTCAATTTCTTCACGTTTGGAACGCTGCACACTTTCAGTTTTACGAATGCCGATCAAGGTAACTTTCCCTGCACCGGACATTTCTTTAAATTCAGCGCAACACCAGCGAAACGTCCTTGTTGGAATAAAGTGCTTCTTTAGAGCCATATCATAAACCGACATCGTTGGCTTTATCAGCTCTACATCCGGATAGTTCTGTTTCACAAACCGAATGACTTCCGGAGGGTCAACAGATGTAAGATTCATGTGAGCCTTAAACTTTACACCAGCCATCTTTGCGATGTGATAAAGTGCTTGACTATCTTTTCCACCGGAAAAGGCCAAATAAAAGCCATTCTCCGGATCATAATCAAGCGCCATCTTCTCGCACTTACGCAGCAGTGCAATGGAGTAGTTTATTTTGTCCTGTAACATTGTCTGTTTATTTGTTATGAATCAGATAAATATTTTATCAAACTCTCTTTGTCTTTAAAAAGTCTTTTATCCCATTTGGGATAATTATTTCTGGGTACACTAAGTCCATCTGACAGCTTATAAACCATAAGAAAACTATCATCAGTATAGGATATTTCGATGATTATTTTGCTTATAGTTGTATGGATAATGTCATCCCCACTCAGATAGCATACGCTATCTCCTACGTTAAATTCAGTATCTATATTCATATTTTTTAATCATCGTCTTTTCTATGCTTATAAGCATAATAAATAGCACAGCACATATTTATAAGAGCATTGATAAGCAATAGATTTTGTACCCAAATATCAAAACTGGCTATGTGGCTAATCAGGTAGGCTATGAATGATAGCCAAAAGACAATTTCTTCATATTGATAACTTTTCATATTTACTTCTTTTTAATTATTGATGTTTTTTTAATATTTACCCCTTATATTTCCGTTCAAAATCATACTTCCTAAACTCATGGTACGCTTGTTCCAATGTTTTAGAAGTCCTATCGCCTTCCGGTATATCCCAGCTTTTGGAATTATTGATACTATCATCCATGGCCATAGCCCCCCTTTCTTTCTCATACCGGCCAAGCCATTTTAAAATAACAGCCCCGTCTATCCGATCATAAACCTTTCCATACAATCCCTTTTTCGCCCGATTAAAACATAGCTTGAAATCATCAGGCTTAAAGAAATAGTATTCATCAATAATCAGATCAACTGTTTGTGCGACTTGCACCGCTCCGATCGATTTTCCGACATTGAAAAAATCTATCAAATCATTCAAGACTTTTACCATAAATCCACGAAGATGCGTCTCTCCAAATTCTTTGTTCATAGCCGCTATAGAGCAGCTTGGGCTATCAAACACGTCATTTACTGTTTTGGGCCGCAGACTGTTGTAATATGGCATCGGCAAGGTGCCCAAGATGCTCACGCTCGCGTCTCTTGTTTTCGGCATCAGTTCCGGAGGAAGTACGCCTGTTGTTGAGTCTATCTGTGACAACAGTTGTATTGCTTGTTGTTTGTCCATCTTGATATTTTTCTAAATCACGTTTCGCCCATTTGCGGAACGTAAGGTTTGCACTAACGTACTTTTTGAGCAACTCTCGATAGTTGTGCATCGAGACAAGAGTGTCCTGGATTAACTGAAGCGGGAAATCTCGCTTTATCCGTTCGAATTGTTCTTCCGTAAATGGCTCTTTCAATTTAGCCACATTAGGAGCATTCGCAGCAATCCATTGCTTGAACTTTTCAAAATTTTCATTCTTGGGTTTCTCCGGTTCGGGGTCAGGGTTGCGCGTGCCTGCGCGCGTATAACCCTCCTCTCCTTTACAATCCTCTCCTTTACTCTCCTTTCCAGCAGGAGTAGTTTCGAACATTCCCGACTGTTCGGGATTATTCGCGAATGTTCCCGAATTGCTTTGTTTTTTGCCCGAAAGAACGTTTTCTATTACTTCTGCAGGAATTTTTGACTTTTGCGGTTTGTCGATGCGCTCACTGGAAAAGTCCATCACGTAGTAGCTTTTGTTTTCGAATGTAAAAGGTACAAGGATAGAGTTTTCAATCAGTTCTTGCAGCCACCCAGAAACCTGCTGCTTACGAATATCTTCGCGGGCAGGAAAGACTTTCGACTTGATGATAGTTTCATTAGCTAAAATGACACCGCTATCATCAGCAAAGTTTTTCATGCCTATATAAAGCAGACAAGCCGGAAGAGATACGTTCGAAAACCTTTCATCTTCCCAAAATTCCGGTACTATAGTTCTAATTCTTGGCATATTTATACAGTCATTCTTTCAGGAATTCCCATCAAATCAAACAAAGTAGGAGCCTCGACTTCCATTTCAATCTCACGCAAATAAGTAAGGCTATCTTTCCAATAGTCATAATTAAGTTCCGTAGAAAGACCTCTACGGCCTAACTTGACAGCACAATAAGGGACGGTTCCAATACCACCAAACGGATCAAATACCAATTCGCCTTTGTTTGAATACCGTTCAATCAGCCTTTCAACGATGTCCAACTGAAGAGGGCAAATATGATTCTGTCGTTTCTTTTGCGACTGTTTGGTGTTAAGCGTCCGCATACGAACCACATCATCCCATATCCAATCCTTTTTGCTTACCGGATCAACGGCCATAAATGTCTTTGGCAGTTTCCCGTATGCATCCAGCTCTTCAGCAAATGAAACGTGCTCTTCATAGTTGTAGATATGTTCACGTTCGTAGTTACGGAACAAATGCCGAATCTTATCTATTCCAGCACCTTTCATATCTTCGTATGACAACAATGAATTGCCGGAAGACTTCCAACTTGCATGGGCATCGATCTGCCAACGGGCCAGCGAGTATTCGCTCTTGTCCTTCGTGACAGGCTGGTCGGCATAAGCGCGGGAGGTATCGGTAGGCAACTTGCGAAAAAGCAATACATATTCAGGGCATCCGATTCCCATCTTGGAACCATCCTTGCACATCTCGGTATAGCCCAAACGGTAGGTCTGATTATTTTCCCTCACCACGTCGGTATCGACCGTAATGCGTCCCATATATCGGAATCCATGCTTCATGTAATGAAATACAGTCATTTCGCTGAACGGGTCAATAGTTGGCATACCGTCCCCCGTGGCGTTGCCGAACAAAACACGATCTTTCACATGGATGCAGGCCAACCGACCCGGTTTCAAAATGCGCATTAACTCTGGTGTAAGATAATCCATCTGTTCAAAGAACTTATCGTTATCTTCATTGTGCCCAAAGTCATTGTATGTAGGCGTGTATTCGTAATGATTTGAGAACGGGATACTGGTTACGATCAGATCTACAGAGTTACTTTCCATCTTCTGACATTCCAATACATTATCGTTATTGATTGCTTTCCACAACTTACCGGATTTTTCTTCCCGACTGGCGAACATCCAGCGCATCATCTTTTCCTCGGCCTGCAAACCGAACAAACCGTTATGCCGGACAATATCAGTCATATTTGCGACCATTTCCCGGTGTTGTGCCCATTTCTGCATGAAGCTCTTAAATATTTCACCCTCGCTTTCGGCATAGACCAGATAGAGATCAACGGGATGCTGCTGCATAAAGCGGTATATACGGGCTATCGCTTGGAACTTATCGTTGAAGCGGTAGTCAATGAACATGATTGCTTTATGACAATGATACTGGAAGTTCAGACCTTCACCAAGCATCTCCGGTTTAGCTGCAAGGTATTTCAGCCGGCCATCTTTGAAGTCGGATATCACCTTGTCGGCTTCTTCATCGTCTTGTGAACCATAGACAGCCTTACAACCTGGAATCGCTTTGCATAGTTCCAGCCGTTCAGCTTCCAAGTCATGCCATAAAAGGAAATGGTCGTCCTTGTTTTCCGGGCGATTGATTATCTCTACCACACGGGCAATCTTTTCCTGCATGTTATCTCGGCGTTCTTTTGCCGCGTCAGCAAGTCCGAGAGCAGCCTCACGAAATATTTTCACCTGTCCGTCACGATCAGCTCCAGCCGTAGAATTGTCCACATTCACAATCTCTTCATGTACGCGGAGTTCAGGCAACTCATAGCCAGTATCCGGATAACCGAGGTCGGAAGGCTTGGTTAGGAACAACGCCCATGTAGATACCCACAACCAAAACTCTTTTTCCTTATGCGGATAAAGTGTCAAGTTATTCGCCTTCGTGCTGTCTCGCTGAAAGAATCGAGTAAGAGCCTGTCCGGTGTCCATCACACCAAGATAACCAGCATAATGTATAAGTTCCTTGTATCTGTTTGGCGAAGGTGTAGCCGTAGCAACAAACCTGTAAGGGACACCCGAGAACAACGGTAGAAACTCCTGATAGGTCTTGGTGCCGAATCCGCGCAACACGCTGGCTTCATCCAATGAAGTTGCAGTAAAATAGGACGGATCTATTCTCACTCCATCCTCACCATCACGCACACGTTCGTAGTTTGTTACCATGATGTCGGTAGGACATATCATCACATCTGCCATAGTTCGGACATAGGTTACTTTCATGTGCAAGTGTTGTTCCGCTTGTGTTAGGAACTCGACTACCACACGCTTAGGGCAAACGATCAATCCCTTGCCTCCTTTATGGTTCAAGATTACCCGAAGTATTTCCAGCTGGGTGACTGTCTTTTGCATACCGAAGCTGGAGAATATAGCACGGCATCCACCGGCAACCGCCCAACGAACGGTATCTTTTACATGAGGATATAATGTCGGGGTAATTTCTTCCGAATTAATTTCAAATCCTGTTTGATGGCTGATAGCCATCTTATTTCTTAGAAATTCTATATATTCCATTCAACTAAATCTTTTATGCTATCAATTTCTGACGAATCAGGTTCATATTCTTCTTCACCAGCTTTACTATCTGGTCGTGATATTTGCTTACACCATTGCAAACGGATCGGGACTGGATGACATCCAGTGTCTTCAATGAAACCTCTATCGTCTCCAATCGTTTTCCAGCCGTGTCCTTTGCCGACAATATCAAGCATTCCGGCCGCCTGTAGTATCCGTTCTGATACACACAATGGTGCATGGCCTTACCTTCCTGATAAAACTGGGTGACACTTTACAAAGGGCGGATGATTATATCCTCTTCTTCGATTCTCAATCCGAAGAACTTTTCCATCCGCTCGTAGAAGCCGGCTATATCCTTCATTAACTTTTCGCGCTTACTGATAGCTTGTGCTCGATTCCTTTCCTGTCTCAACTTGGCTTCACGTTCCTGTTTTATCTTTAGTAGTTTATCATGTACAGTCTTCAGGTTCTTAGGGCAGACATAGTGGGCGTTACGCATATCTTTGCCGAAATAAGATAGTAAAGACATATAATCTTCCCACATAGAAGCGTCCTTAATGATGTAATGGTTGCGGTTGCAGATGTTGAACGACGGTTTATAGCGAAGTTGGGAGAAGCCAGTTTTATACATGTGTTTCAACATGGATATTTGCCCGGTCTTGAGACACAGTTCCACATCGTTTCCACCTTTCAACAAGTCACGTATCAATTTTGACGGGGTTACATCCGGGAACCATCGATTCAGTCCCCGTTTTTTCAATTCCGGCAGCAGCTCTTTCCTTGGATAAAGCTCTCCATATATCGCATACAAATCACCGTAATAGATATGGATTACTTCCATATTCTCCTTTGATGCTGAGAGGTGAACTATACGCAAATCCGTTACCTCCCATATTAATCGGTCGGGCTATGATCGTACGTTTTCCGTCTTCACGAATCCACTCTTGAACCACTTCTGTAAAATCATAATACACCGGAGAAGTTTCCTTCCGAACATTTTTCCAGCATAGTATATGCCGGATCACCTGGAACCCGCCTTTCACTTGCAGGATGGACATATACGCCTCTTCACGGATCTTCTGCTTCCGGCTAACCTTTACGTCCAATTGATGATGGCAATAAGGGCATTCGATTTTGTCACCCAATTTATCTTTACTCGTATTGACCCACATCTTACCACATTCGGAACACCATAGCTCATCCTTACATTTGTAGGCAAAATGGTCAAACAGATGCTTTTTGGCCCAGTCTTTCTGTTCCTTCGTGATGGCAGGCAGCTTTCCACTTAACTCCGTCACCCGTTTTTCCAATTTCGTTCTCGGCTTCATATTAAAACAGACTCATTTGTTGGACATTTACATCTGCTTTTTTCTTTGCAGGCTTCTTTTTGAGCAATCGGTATTGCTCTTCGGCCAACCGTTTGATAGCCGCTTTACGGGCCGCATTCTTGTCCTCCTCCGTCAACTCTACCTTTTGATTAGAAGAAATAGAGCAACCGGCAGAAACTTTTTCTATCTTGATATTCTCTTCGTCATAATAATGTACGGCCATCCCAAAGACTTCTGCATCACTCATTACGACAGAAGCTCCCCGTTTACGGGCTTCTCCTAAAATGTAACGACAGCATTCATCTATATTCTTTTTAGGATTTTCAAACTTGGGAGCAAACAAGGGATCTTCTGCAACTCGTTGCTCCAAATATTTCTGTATTGTATCTTTGAACTCTTTCATAACTTACTGGATTGTCATAGGCATTAATAAATAGGTAAGTTCTTCGCCCTCGGCTTGCTTCTCTGGGGCAATGAGAATAGCGGTACTGGGAGTGCCGAAAGAAAGTATCGAACGATCACCGTCAATACAAGAAATCATATCTTGTATCAAAGTCGCTTTCACACCGATAATAAACTCCCTTTCTCCAAATTCTACCGGAATGGTTTCTTCCGCAGAAGTGGAATAATCCAAGTCCTGGGCCGATACAACAAGCTTATCATAACGGACACTCAACTTTATAAGGCATGATACTTTACTTGAAAATACAGAAGTGCGCTTTATGGCTCCCAATAGTAATTTGGTATCCGTTTTCAGTTCAAGATTGTTGGATTTCGGAACAACAGCCCGCCAATTGGGATAACGACCTTCCACATTACGAAAAGAAATTTCGTAATCCTCGAAAGAGATTTCCGACCAATCGCTTCCTACTTTAATTGTTAGTTCTTCTTCAGATAACGGAATCAGCCCTTTCAAAACAGATGCGATCTGTCGGCTGATGATTACCGAACAGGTCTCTGTGCAACATTGTTTTTTTCTCTTAAACAAACCAAGCCCATGTCCATTAGAAGAAACAAAGATGATTTCTCCCGGAGCCGTTTCAATAGATACGGAGTTCATAATAGGGCGCAGTTCGTCTGCAGCTGCAAAATTGATCACTTTGGAGATGCCGTTATTGAATTCTTCCGCCGTAGTCCGGATTTCGTCAAGAATCTCTGTCTTTTTCTTTTGCGGGAAAGGCTTCGAATCATATCCGACGACCTCGAATTTACCTCCATAATATTTAATAAGAATCGATTTATTGTCCGGATTGATATAAATATCAAGAGGCTGCTCCGGCAATGTTTTCAGCCCATCAAGAATGGAGGCAGGAACACAGATTGAAAGATCTTCCTCTGCCATACATTCCAAACTGGCCGTAATCCTGCCTTCATCATTGGCAGTCGTAATAAACAACCGTCCATCTTTTATTTCGAACAGGTAGTTGCATACTATCGGAGTCGTAGATTTCGACGGAATTATTCGAGAAAGTTGCTGCAATTTCGCAAGCAACATATTTTTTGAAACAGATATTGTCATTGTGCCTAATTTTATGGAAGGCACCAGGTAAATGGTTATTTATCGGATATTTACAAGAAAGTTTAAGACAATATATATAAACACAAAAAGTTGGATCTCAAACTTTCATTCAAAATCCAACTCGCTATTTCAACCGCAAATATAGAGGCTTTTTCTTAATCTACAAATTATTTCCGCCTTTTTTTATTTTTTCTTCAAAGACATACCTCAGTATCTTAATATTTAAACGATCAATGATACTAAAGTCTGTTTTTACATAACCAGCCGTAACCCGGAGTGGAGACGCATGATTTAGACATAACCCAACAACATCTAACCTAGCTTCAAAAACAACCTGAGCTATTGTAGCCCAAGAATGCCGGAATGAATATGTAGAAACAGGAGGCAAACCACCCAACCCTACAATATCCTTTATTCCTCTATTCACACAATCATTAAAAGTCTTATCCGAAGCATATATTTCATTGAAATTAAACAGCCAGTCCCCTCTTCCTTGATATTTAAGAAACAAAGGTTTTACTAAATCCGGAACCTCTATCTCAATATAGGCCTCATCAGCTCTCCGCCCCTTTGTCTTCATTCTATTATAGCAGAGTTTTCCATCCTTATAACAATCTTTGCCCAAATTGTAAAGATCCACTGTATTTATTCCGACCAAGCAAAACACCAACAATGATACATCTTTGGCTATATATGCTCTTGGTGGCATACCTCGCTTACTTGGTTTCAAAGAGGTAATATCAACATCAAAAAAACGTCTGAGGACATCTACCGGCAGCGCCTTCTTGTCTGCAATATTCTTAGGAGGTATCTTTACCACACGAAACGGATCATGCCTGATGCGCATCTCACCGGTATCGTAGTCATTATATTTATCGCATCCTGCCCTAAACATGGTTTTCACGCAATTCGGATAGGCATTCTTTTTCTGTCTGCTGTTTTTCATAGAAGAAATCCAATCCTTCAGAAAAAAGGACGTTATATCGGAAAAAGATATATTTCGGTTACCTAAGTAACTCTCCATGCTCTTAAGAGCTAACAGATAGTTTTTCGCACTTCTTCCCCGGCCTTCATTCTCCATTTTCAAGATAAACTCTCGGCCAAAGTCGGAAAACGAAATAGAGTCCCGGTCATTCTTAAGAAAATTCATAACCCTCTCCAAACCCCATCCTTCCGTATTGACACGATTCAAACGATCCAAATAAGTTTCTATTTGGACATACACGTCTTTAATGATATAAGGGTCTGTTATATCACCATTCCTGACAAACTTAGCTTTGCATACCTTATTTGTCTTGATATATCCTACTTGACGAAGGTGAGTTACCCTGATATAAATAGGATATGTATTATCTTTTCTTTTCCCCCTGACACAAACTTTGAAATAAGCCATCACTGTAAACTATTTGTAAACGGAGCCTTTTATTCTGGCAAGACTTCCATGTTAAACCAGCAATGTAAGGAGGTAAAAACTGGTCAAATAGTCCTAAGTCATTATATCTCAAACAGCCACAATAACCTTTTTAATAATCAGTTATGGGAGATTAGCATTACAAAGAATATGCTTCAGTTAACAATACTGTCTGACATAATCCACTGTTTAATTGAAAAATGAGAATTGAGAATTGAAAATGAGAAGATCCTGCTCATTTCAATTGACAACCCAAGCGCGAAGGTAGATATTTTCATTAGTTTTAGGAAGATTATTGTAACATTTTCCGTAATTTTGCGCATATATAATTATCAATTTTCAATTCATCCGTTGGAGGTACAAGATTTACTAAAACAATATGCCGCCCATCCGCAAGTGGCGGCATTAAATACCCTGTTAAAAAACAAAACGTCCCGCAATATATTTCTGAAAGGACTGAACGGTTCAGGGGCCGCAATGACAATAGCTTCTCTTTTTTCAAAAA